AGAATTGGGGATAAACTACCGGACATTGATGGTTCTAATCCATTCAGGTGATATATCCGCAATAAAGGTTGGTCGGTCATACCGCATCAGCCGAAAGGCACTGGATCAATTCATAACTAACAGCACGGTCCAGGTCGCAACGCTGTAAACAAACAAAACCAGGAGACAGGACAATGAAAATATTATTAAAAAAACACGAAAGAAAGAAGGGGTAAGTGATGCCATTCCCATTCATTAAATATTTCAGTAGAACACGCCAAAAAACCCGTCCCGGTAGTCAGACACTTGTCCTGTCTGATGTTCCGACTCCTGGTTATCCGGGGCGGGCCCTTCCATGTGAACACACACACCAGGAATATCAACCGGAAGAGCCAGAGAATAATGCACCGGAGAGTTTGACTTGTGAAGACTGTGGTGCAGATCTGCTTTTACCGGAACCGGAGTGGGAAGATTTATAATGGACAAATTAATTGAAATATTAGAAAAGTGGATGATCAGATATATCATTATTACTGTCATCTTCATCGTGTTAATTAATGTAATCAGGAGTGCAAATTGAGAGATCCAATTAAACAGGGGCCAGACCTTGATCTGGTATTAAGACAATCCTATATCGGTTCAAGTGAGTGGGCTGTGGTAGCATTATTATTCAATAAATATAAAAGTCTGTATGACGTATGGTATGAGAAGATTAATGGCTATGAGCCCATTGACAGCCTGCGGATGAGACATGGCCGTGATGCAGAGCCTATGATTGCCAAATGGGTGGAAGAAGACATGAATGTAACAGTGGCAAAAGATGGGTTTGTGCGGTTCCATCAGGATTATGATTTCCTGGCTACAAATTTAGATGGGATCATCTATCACACCGATGGATCCACATCTG